TTTCGCTACACTTTCGTTTTGTGGTCTGGACTATACCTTAAGCAGTTAAGCTTCCTTCTGTCTAGTCTCTACACCTTACACATCGCTGTGTCTTGGCTCGGTATTAGCAGTTAAGCCTTCACCGAATTTAAAAGGTTCTACTTCCAGGCTTTCACCTGGAGCACTCAAATTGTGCGTTAAGTCCTTTGTGTCTACCAATTTCACCACGAGGGCTCCAACGCAAGACTTTTACAAAATATATTAATGATTAACAACACAAAAGATTTCGATTTTGATTTAGCAAGAGGAGTTAATTCTGAAAAAGCTATAGCCAAAATACTAGGATTAAGTGAAGATAAATTTGAAGTTAAGTCAGAATTTGGCTTCTGGCAGAAATCTGGAAACATTTGTATTGAACTTGCATACAAAGGAAAACCAAGTGGATTAAGAGCAACTAAAGCTGAATATTGGATACATCGGTTTATGTATAGTAAAGACTTATGTATAGGCCAATGGATAGTTCCAGTTAAAATATTAAAGCAAGTAGTCAGAATTTTTTTAAAAGAAAATAAAAAAAGAAAATCACAAATAATCAGAATGTTAGGTGATGGATACCAGTCAAGGTGTGTCCTAATTCCTATGTCAGAATTTTTAAACCTTTGGAGGAAAGTTGAAATCAAAAATAAAAATACCAAAAATAGTTAAAAAGGATTTTCCATATTCTTTTTATCTAGCTCATTGGATTGATACCAACTCTACCTGCACTTGGGAAAATTTAAAAACAATAAAAAATTATAAGCCATCAATTTGTATTTCTACAGGTTGGCTTGTCTCAACAAATAATAACTCACATACATTCGTTAGTGATGTGAGCTTCAATGATGATGGAACTGTAGATGATTGTGGAAACACAACAACAATCCCATCGGTCAATATAATTAAACTAACGAAGATTAGGATATAAAATGATTAGAAGAATAGATGCAAAGAAAAGAACATTAGTAGTAGATGGTTCTTTATTTGTATACAGAATAGCAACAGCATTAGAAGAACCAACTAGATGGGAAGATGATATTTGGACTTTACACGCAGATGCTAAATTAGGAAAAAGAGTTATAGATACAACTTTAGGAAATTATAAAACAAAATTAAATTGTGATAAAATTATAATTGCTGAAGACCATAAAGATAATTTTAGACATAGCCTTTATCCAGAATATAAATCACACAGAAAAAAAGTTAGAAAACCAATTATAGTAAAACCTCTTAAGGAATACTTAAAAGAAAATTATGAAAGTGTTTCATTACCTGGATTAGAAGGTGATGATGTCTGTGGAATATTAGCAACTAAACCAGGCAACAAAGATAAAATTGTAGTTTTATCAGGCGACAAAGATATGCGTACTATTCCTGGTATCCATCATTTTATACATGATGACAGTACAGAAGTTGTTGATGAGAAAACAGCTAATTATAATTTTATGTACCAAACATTAGTAGGAGATTTAACAGATGGATTTGGTGGATGTCCAACAATTGGTGGTGTCAAAGCTTCAAGAGTTTTAGCAAATAAAAAAGACTTACCAGAAATGTGGGAAGCTGTAGTTGCTGAATATGAAAAACAAAAATTAGATAAAAAATATGCACTTACTCAAGCAAGATTAGCTCGAATATTAAGAGCATCTGATTGGGATAGTAAGAAGGAGAAACCAATATTATGGAAAATGTAATCAGAGATATTTGTTTAATTGCACTGGGAGGAATTTCAGCAGGCTTTATTTCAATATGGTTAGACATAAAAAAAGATAGAGAAAAAATGCGATGGGAACAATGGTATCGAAACAGAAACAAAAGATGACAAACAAAGATTTATTTGAAAGCCTTAAGTATCAAGAAGGTGGAGACCACTATTCTAAAATGAAGGTGCAACCAGCTTATTTTATAAATGAAAATAATCTGCCATTCGCTGAAGGTAATGCCATTAAATACATTTGTAGACACAAACATAAAGGCAAAGAGCAAGATATTAAGAAAGCAATTCATTACTTAAAAATGATTTTAGATAGAGATTATTCATAGCAAACAAAAGGACACTTTAGATATATGAACGAAAAAGACCAAAAAATAACTTTACCAGTCATATCAGATGACTTGTTAAAGGCATTAGATGGATTATTTCCAGAGAGAACTCCAGATATAAATATGGAGCCAAAGGAAATGTACTACAGAATTGGACAGCGTAGTGTTGTTCGATTTTTAATTCAAAAACAAAAAGAGCAATCAGAAAACATCATGGAGAAAAAATAATGTGTGTATCAGTTAAAGCTCCAGCTCCACCACCTATGCCAGAACCAGCTCCAGTAGCTCCACCACCAGTGACACAAAACACTCAAGGTAGTGCTAGACCAGCAGGTTTCTCGGCTGAAGCAACAGGAAGAAACAGAAACAATGCTTCTTCTTACGATAGGAAGAGAACTGGGTCATCAAATTTAAGAATACCAATTGTTGGTGGATTATAATAAATGGCAAAACTTTACGATGGTTCTATGAACCAAGGTGAGACTTTAGAGAGTAGATATAATTCTAAAGCTCAAGAACGAGAAATGTATCTTGAGAGAGCAAGAGATTGTTCAGAATTAACTATTCCTACTCTGATACCAGAAAGTGGCTCTACTTATGCAGAAGAATTTCAGACTACCTACCAAGGTATCGGAGCAAGAGGTGTTAATAATTTAGCGTCTAAACTATTATTATCCTTATTACCACCAAATGCTCCATTCTTTAGATTAGCTATTGATAACTTTAAAGTTAGAGAAATAGAAGAAGATGAAAATTTAAGAACACAAATAGATAGTGGATTAGTACAAATAGAGAAAGCTGTCATGGATGATATAGAAATGTCTAATGATAGAGTTGCTGTATTTGAAGCTTTAAAACATTTAGTAGTTGCAGGTAATTGTTTATTATTTGTAGGTAAAGAAGGTTTAAGAGTTTTCCCATTATCTCATTTTGTTATTCAAAGAGACCCAATGGGTAATGTTTTAGAAATAATAACTAAAGAGAGTATTCATTATTCAGCATTACCAGAAAATATTTCAGAATTAATTTTTCAACAAAAACAGGATGTCAAAACAGATGGTACTTGTGATTTGTATACTTGTATTAAAAGACAAAATAATAAATTTTTAGTTCACCAGGAAGTAAAAGGAATAGATATTCCAGAAAGCCATGGTGAATATAAGTTAGATAACTCTCCATACATTCCATTAAGAATGATTAGAGTAGATGCAGAAAGTTATGGAAGAAGTTATGTAGAAGAATATTTAGGAGACCTAATATCACTAGAAGGCCTTACAAAAGCTATAGTAGAAGGGTCTTCTGCTTCTGCAAAAACATTGTTTATGGTAGCTCCTAATGGAACTACTAGAGCAAAAGCATTAGCTGAAAGCGAAAATGGAGCAATTATTGAAGGTTCAGCAAATGATGTATCAGTATTACAAGTAGGTAAGTTTCCAGATTTTAGGGTAGCTCAAGAAACAATGATGAAGATTGAGCAAAGATTATCATACGCATTTTTATTAAATGCTTCTGTAATCAGAGATAGTGAAAGAACTACAGCAGAAGAAGTAAGAATGACAGCTCAAGAATTACAAGATAGCTTGGGTGGTATCTATGGAATTTTATCTCAAGAATTTCAATTACCTTTTGTTAGAAGAAAATTATCAGTATTAAATAAAACTAAAAAATTACCACAACTTCCTAAAGGAATTGTATTTCCAAAAGTTATAACTGGTATCGAAGCATTAGGAAGAACTACAGATAGAAATAAATTAATTCAATTTTTACAAACATTGGCTGGCACTCTTGGTGCTGAAGCAATTGGAAAATATGTAAATGTCACTGAAGCTATAAAAAGATTAGCGACAGCAGATGGAATTGAAACAAAAGGTTTGATTAGAACCGAAGAAGATTTAATGGCTGAACAGCAAGCTCAACAACAAGCTATGATGGATGAGCAACAGCAGTCAGCTATTATGAGAGCAGGTGAGAAAATTGCAGGGAACATACCTCCTAAATCTTTAGGAGAAACAATAGCTCAACAACAATCAGAATAAGGAGAATATTAAAATGGTTGATAAAGTAGTAATAACTCAAGGAGAAGATAATCCTTCTATTGAGGAACAGGCCAAAGCTCAAGAAGCTCCAGCAACACAAGAAGCTCAAACTCAAGAGACTTCTACTGAAGAAAGACCTTCATGGCTTCCAGATAAATTTTCTAACGCAGAAGAATTAGCGAAAGCTTATGGTGCATTAGAAAATAAACTATCTCAAAAAGCAGATGATAAGTCTAATGAGAAGATAGATGCAAAAATAAAAGAGCCAACGCCAGAAACTCAAACTAATACTTTAGATAAGTATTATGATGAGTATGCACAAACAGGTAAACTAGCTGAAACAAGTTATGGTGAATTAGAAAAACTTGGATTAGGTAGAGAAGTTGTTAATGCTTACATTGATGGTCAAACAGCATTAGCTGAACAAAAAGCAAATTCTATTATGTCTACTGTTGGAGGTAAAGAACAGTATACAGAAATGGTTAATTGGGCTTCACAAAACTTGGCTCCAGATGAAATAAAAGCTTTTAATAACACAATAGATAATGGTTCTTTAGAACAAGCACAATTAGCTATTGCTGGTGTTCAAGCAAAATATAACCAGAATAATAATGAACCTAATTTATTTTCTGGAAATAAAGCAGAAGCAAATGTTGGCTACAGGTCAGTTGGCGAAATGCTAGCAGACATAAATGACCCAAGATATTCTACAGATAGTGCTTTCAGAGCAGATGTAGAAAACAAAGTCAAAATATCAAACGCAATATAAATAACACCTAATTAGGTGGGAAGGAGGAAAACTATGCCGATGGGTAAAGGAACCTATGGTTCAAAAAAAGGAAGACCGAAGCTTACAAAGAAACAAAAAACTTTGCCAGCTTCTTTAAAAAGAAAAATCAAAAAAGCTAGAGGTATGAAGTAATGGCTAAAAGACCAGGGCTTTATGCCAATATCAATAGAAGAAAAAGATTAGGTATATCAAGACCTAAATCTAAATCTACGATTTCAGCAAAAGCATATAAAAATATGAAAGCTGGATTTCCTAAAAAGAAAAAGAGAAAGTAATGTTAAATTTTCTTTTGCCTTTAATGAAAAATCCTCTCACTCGGATTATCGCTGATAAAACAGTTTCAGCAATAAACCATTCGATTGAGAAGAAAAAAGTCATTAGGGCAAAGGAGATTGAAGCAGAAGCTAATGTAAGTATAGAACAAATACGAAGTTCTAAATCTAGTATTAAGGATGAAGTATTAACTATAAAAATTACATTAATATTTCTAGCAATATTCTGGCCAACTACACAGCCATGGATGGAAAAAGGTTTTGAGATACTGAAGTCAGCTCCACAAGAATTTTGGTGGGCTGTACTTATTGTCTACTCTGGAAGCTTTGGTTTATCTACTGTTAATAAAATTCGTGGTAAGAAATAATGGTAGCTAAAAAATATCAAAATCCATCTGGTGGATTGAATGAAGCTGGTCGTAAATATTATAAAAGAACTACTGGTGCTAATTTAAAAAGACCTAGTAAAACAGTAGGAAACAAAAGAAGAGCCTCGTTTTGTGCGAGGATGCGTGGGATGAAGAGAAAATTAACTTCAGCTAAAACAGCTAGAAATCCTAACAGCAGAATTAACAAAGCACTTCGAGCTTGGAACTGCTAATGTTAATCATAGTATTATTTATTTTAGTTTTATATTGGTCTTTTATTATTACCTCACACACTCTTCATTAAGAGGAGTGAGCCTTCACAAAGATAAAATTGCCTCAAAGGATTTACTTGCGAGTATATCCAGAGAGATAACTCTTGAAGTATGTGCAAGGAACTAAAACAACAAATCATAATTTAAAGGAGAATAATTATGTCAAATGCAGTAGTGTCCAGACTTGGACAAGTAAATGGTGCTAATGATGTCAATGCTCTTTTCTTAAAAGTATGGTCTGGTGAAGTTTTAGCTACTTTCCAAAGAGAAAACAAAATGTTAGGAATGACTAATGTTAGAACTATCTCTTCTGGTAAGTCAGCACAGTTCCCTGTAATCGGAACAACTTCTGCTAGTTATCATACTCCAGGAAATGAAATACTTGGAACATCTGTAAAGCACGCAGAGAAGACAATAAACATTGATGACCTTTTGGTTTCATCTGCGTTTATTGCAAACATAGACGAAGCTAAAAACCATTACGATGTAAGAAGTACATATACATCTGAAATGGGTAGAGCATTAGCTAATACAGTAGACAAAAACCTACTTCAATTAGCTGTGTTAGGTGCACAAGCTTCAGCTACTATTACAGGTGGTAATGGTGGAACACAAATCACAGATGCAGATGCGAACACAAACGCTACTTCATTAATCGCTTCTATTTTCGAATGTGCTCAAGCACTTGACGAAAATGATGTACCTAGTGAAGATAGGTTTTGCGTAGTTAAGCCAGATATTTATTATCAAATTGTACAAAACGATAAGATTTTAAATAGAGACTTTGGTGCAAATGGTAATGGTGTTTATAGTGATGGTACAGTAATTAAAGTTGCTGGTATCAACATTGTTAAATCAAACACTGCTGTCACTGCATACGCAGACAATTCATCTGCTGTTTCTGGAACTAACAATACTTACAATGTAGATGCTCAATATGTAGTAGCTACAGTATTTCATAAGAGTGCCATCGGTACTGTTAAACTTATGGATTTAGGTATGGAAAGTGAATATGATTTAAGACGTCAAGGCAGTCTAATGGTTGCGAAGATGGCTTTAGGTCATGGTATCTTAAGACCAGAAAGTGCAACACTTATCAAAACACAATAATGACTAAAGACTTGGCGTAGCAATACGCCAGGTCTCCCACAAAATTTATGGCTACAATAACAACAAGAACTACACATCTTGAAGCAGTAAATACTATGCTCTCAACTATAGGAGAAGCACCAGTAAACTCTTTAACAGGTTCTTTACCTACTGATGCCTCAATGGCAAAAAATATTTTAGATGAAGTAAATAGAGAAGTACAATCAA